CAGCCTTGAGCAGGCACGGCAGGCAGACACCGACGCGAAGGCGTGGAAGCCTAACGACAACGAAGAAGACAAGCGGCTTCGCATTGCGACGGCAGAACTTGAACTGAACAAGGCTGACGCAGCTTTCAAGATTGCCGATGCCAAAATCTGGTTGGAGTTTGACGCGAAGTGCAAGGAACTGCGCAAGGAGCTTGAAAAGGACGTTCAGAAAAACAGCCTCGCGAACCCGGACGCGATCGACGCGAACGCATTGGAGCTTCTGAAATCGGGAGCGCTGACCGTGGAAGATTACTATTCGTTTGCGGAGCGGTACGAGAGCAACGCGACCATGCTGCGCGTGATTTCAAAATACGCGCTGGACGCTTCTGAAAACGCGGATGATACCAAAGACGCGGTTGCGCTGCGTATTCTTTCCAACAACTGCAAAACGGGTATGGGGACAGTTTTGCGGGCTTGGAACGAACTAGAAGGCGTGGCGTCCTATTGTTCCGGACGCGGCGGAATCAGCCGCACCGCAATTGACCCAACGTATATTATCAGCATGGGAAAATGGTGGGAAGAGCTGACCGGACAGGCTATCGAGAACTTTTAAGGGGGTGCTTGTATTATGTTGATTGTGGTTGGAGCCATTATTTTTGCGGCTGGATGCTTTTTCGGCGCGATCATGGTTGCGACGGGCGAAATGCTTGAACGCAGAAAGCGGTGATTGCATGAGAAAAAGAACGGCGTATTTTAAAATTGCAAGGAATTACCTTCGCGAGATGGAAAAACGCTTTCAAGAAGCATGGAACATGGGCTTTGATGATGCGGAAGCGGGGCGCGACCAGCGCCCCACCCCGTGCCCGGACGAAATAAAGCCTGGAACAACTGCATATGCGGCGGTTGCCTTTGCGCGGGAACTGTATCACATGGGCTATCAGGCTGGAAAGAAGGCGAATGCGGATGAATCTGTTTGAACTCTGTGTAAAAATTGGCGCGGATGTCAGCGAGGTTTCGAGGGGGACGGAGCAGGCGAAGACAGCCGTCGGCAAGTTTTCCGAAAAAGCAAAGTCCACAGGTGAAAAAATTGTCGGCACATTCAAAACGATCGGAAAGGGTGCCGCCGTTGCATTTGGGGCGATTGCCGCAGGTGCAGCGGTCATGGAAAAAATAATTTCTTCGACGGAAGAGTATCGCGCCGCAATGGGTAAGCTGAACACAGCATTTAGCACTGCCGGATACAGCGCGGAGAAGGCGAAAGAGTCATATTCGGGACTATATAAGATCATCGGCGATACGGATACTGCGACGGAGGCCGCACAGCTGATGGCAAAACTGAGCGAGAGTGAAGCAGACCTTGCCGAATGGACAAATATTGCCGCAGGCGTAGCCGGTACATTTGGTGATGCTCTTCCAATCAACAGTCTTATGGAAGCCAGCAATGAGACGGCAAAGGTCGGACAGGTCACAGGTGTGCTTGCTGATGCTCTGAACTGGGCGGGCATTTCCGAAGATGGCTTTAATGCTAAGCTTGCCGAGTGCGGCACAGAAAGTATGCGTAACCAGCTTATCATGGAGACACTGTCGGCAACATATGACAATGCTGCTGCTTCCTTCTATGAAAACAACGAAGAAGTTGTGAAGGCCAGAGAAAACCAGGTGAAATTACAGGAAAGCACTGCGGTTCTTGGAGAGAAATTCCAGTCCCTGAAAAATGACTTCCTCGAGAAATTAACACCAGTTTTTCAAAAGGTCATGGATGCGGGCTTAAAGTTCATCGACAAGGTGTCCAGCGCGTTCAAGAACAGCAGAATCGTTGAATTGCTCGGAACCGTTCTGGAGACAGCGTTTTCGCTACTCGAGCCGTTAGGAGATCTGATCGTGTATTTTCTTCCGGCGTTGGAACAGTCTTTGAAGCCGGTTGCGGAAATACTTGCGCTTGTCGCTGATACGGCTAATGTCATTGTCGGTTTGCTTACACTGAACGGGGACAAGATCAAAACTGCACTTGGCTTGAATATGTCGTCCGGTCAGCTGTCTAATACGCAGAGGATTAAATACGGCAATACGCTGAACTCTAATGTCTATGACGCATCGCGCGGCGGCTGGGTCGGTTCGGTTGGTGGATACATCGAAGCCGGAACAGGAAAATTTGTTTCCGGAAACGCGGGAACGACAACGAATAATTATTACAACACATACAATACAAGTATTGATGCGAACCGCGTTACGCAGTTTAACGATGTTGTCCGTATTGCGCAAAACGAACGCATTGTGTCGAGAATGGGTGTAAACTAAGATTTCATTTTTGCGGAGGTGACAGGCCACCAGCCGGGAGAAAGTCCCGGTGTCCGTCGGCAAAGCGTGCGGGGCTGCCCACCCTTTGCAGCTTTGCAAAATCCTGCGCGAGGTACTGCGCAGGTACGCCGCTAAAGCACCTGCGGCGTGCTGACCATCTGTTCTTAGCCCTAAATATAGACGAAAGGAGCGGGAAAGGCCTCCCGCTCCTTTTGCTGTTCACCAGCGAAATTCCGCTGATGAACGTTTTCGGAAATGCGAACATTCGTTTGCCACCAGAGACGCGCAGCGGAGCATAGGCAACCGTAAACGTTTTATCCAGCATCGGCCATACAGAAAGCGAAAAAACGCCGTCACAGGGCGCTGAGTACCTCAGAGCAGTATAGCAAAACAGGCCGTGGGGAAGCATCCTCACGGTCTGTCTATTGTCTTGACGCATATCAGCGGCGCTCTCGGACGGAATCTGCCCTCGAGGAAGCGAAGATTCGCAAAAGGCTGAGACCTTCTTCCGAACCCTTCTCGCAGATCGTTGCCAAGCTGCCCATCAAAGCGCCGTATTCGACAAGCAGACTGCGGTTTTGGCTGACGGCCTTCACCATCCGAAACAGGGCGGCGGCAATAGCGGGGAAATAGCCGTCGGTTTTGTTTTCGTCAAGGGTGCGCAGCTGCTTTTCAAGCTGTGTGAACAGCGCGTCCACGGTCTTCGGCAGACGCTTGCAGTTGGTTTCACTCAGGAAGCGCGCATAAGCGGCTTCGGTTTCCTTCATAGTAAGCATATTGAGTCTCCTTTCAATCATCAAATCTGTACACAAAGCCTTCCGGCAGAAGGTTGACAATCTGGCAGGCAGGAATTACACAATCCGGGAGCGGACAGGTGAAGCAGCAGCTGCAATATGGGCAGGTTGCTGCGCTTGTGTTCTTCCTGTGCTTTTTCGGTGACCTTGCTGCTCTGAGAAGGTTTGAAACGGTGGCGTGGTTCTTTTTGAGCATGGCGGCAATCTCTTTGACGCTAAAGCCGCGCTCATAGAGGTCATAACACTCAGCCTGCTTTCTGGTCATGGTGAAGCCTCTCTTCCTGCGCCCGCACAGCGTCTGCGTTGGCTTTGGCGCGTTCGGCGTTTTCGATGTACCCTTTCACGCCCAGTGCGTCATAATGCCCGGTTTGTAGATGGTATTCCAGCACGGAATCTGAGAGAATGTCGGAAACAATCCACAGACGGTATCCGATTGTCTCAGTGTCGTAGTCGGTGAGCTTCTTCTGTTCCCGGTCTCCGAAGTAGTCTTCCAGCAGATCATAGAGCAGCTTTCCGACCTGCTCGACTTTCAGAAACGCATAATCCACCGCGTTCTCGATTGCCCGGCGCTCTTCCGCCGTCGTTTCTCTGATGTACATTTAATATTCCTCCTAAAATGGTCTCAGCCTGCTTTTGTGTCACGATGCTTCGCCTTCAATTCACGATTATGCGCTTCTTCGTCTTCCACGTTAGCCTTTGCCCGTGCTGCGCTTTCTAGGTAATGCTGTACGCAGGGAGCATCACCGTGTCCGGCGTGCAGGTGATATTCCAGCTGCGCGTCTGCGAGTAAGTCATCGGCGATCCACAGGTTATTCCGTATTGTTTGCGCGTCGTGTTTGTCAAGCGTTTTTTGCTCTCGGTCACTTAAAAACGCATCGATAAGGTCATAAATCAGCTGCTCGGCCTGATCGATTTTCAGAAATGCGCTGTCAAGCGCTGTTTCAATCGTTACACGTTCTTCTCTTGTCGTTCTGGAAATGAACATATCAATTTTCCTCCTTCGTCTGCACAACAGGGAGCATTTGCAGCGTGTCTGCGGTAAGAGAAACCAACTGCTCAACTGCGAACAGCGCTGCACCCAGCGCGTCAAAATTTTCTTCCATCCACTCGCGGGCGGCCTTGTCCAGATCGCCGCCGGTCTCCTCTGCGTACTCTTCCAGAATCCCCTCGCAGGTCCGACCGTGAGTCATCGGTTCAAGCACGTGTTCAAGAAGCCCATGCGCAGATACGGCGTTCAGTTCAGCACCGAACAGTTCCGCCTTGAGCGCAGCGGGGGCGATAATATATCTTTCGTCCATAATTGCCCTCCCGTTACGCTACAACAAATCTACGCGAAGTGGTCGATCGGGTGAAGCGCTC